CTGGTCTAACTCAGTTAACAACTAACCTAGGACCTGCAGTAAGCACCCTACGTTACGTCAACGGAGCGACCTGATATTAATAAAACTGGGGACTTTTTAGTCCCCGGTTTTTCCAAGTGTTATGTATAGCTCTTGGAAAAACTATAAGGAGTGTGTAATGGGTGCAAACTTAATAACCTTACAAGAATACAAAGCTTATGAAGGTATCACCAGTACCACCCAAGATGTAGAAATCAATACCATTATCCCAAAGGTTTCAGAATTTGTTAAAAGCATCTGCCGTCGCACTTTTGTGGACTGGGTTGATGATGCCAAGACTGAGGTACTGAACGGCGGTACTTGTTTGTTATTAGGCGAAGCGCCTATTATAGCTATCTCCAGCATCGAAAAGAGTGAGAACTATGGTCAGAGCTATGTGGGCTTGGTAGAGTTCACAGACTGGGTACTGGACAGTCAAAATCAACAGATCTTGCCCATTAACAGAGCCGAGTTTCCCTACTTGATCAACGGCTATCGCATCAGCTACACAGCTGGTTATGAGACCATCCCAGAAGACTTGAAGTTAGCAGTATTGGACTTGGTTACCTACTACATGAAAAACCAGGGTGCTGTACAGAGTCAAATTGCGGTTACCACAGGAAACGCTCAGGTTCAGTACCTCAACCAGAGCAACCTGCCTGGGCATATTAAACGGGTCCTGGACCTCTATGTTTTGAACTACAACTGATATGAGTATAAAAGAGTTTCAAGAAGTAACCCAGAGCTACATATTTAAAGACTGGTTGAAGAAGCTTGACAAAAACATAATTAACAGTACAGCAAAAGATATACGTACTAGGGAGCAGCAAGCAGCAAAAACAGATTTTATTCTAAGTATTGCTGATGTTAAAAGGATGTATGCAACCGTAACTAATAAAAAACTATCCAGTTCTGTTGCTAAAAGAGTATTAAGAGATATTGCTCAAGCAGGTAAATTAGATATACCTGCAAAAGTTGTTAGATACGGTAGATCTGGGGCTTTATTTTTTGAATCAATTGGATTTGACAGCATAACAAACTATGTAACTTCAGTTTTTGATGAATTAGATGGTGTAAAAGAAGGTTACCAAATAGCAGGACAGAAATACCTAGACAATAAACTTAAAGAGATCGAAAAGAATAAGTATACTAGAGCCGCGGATAAACAGCAAGATATAACAAAAGCAGAAAAAGCTGCTGCTTCTTTTGGGTTTGGTTCCTTATTACACAAAGGTCACGTAATATCTATTGCAACTAATAGTGCAAAAGCAGTAAGAGATGAATTAATTAAAGCATCTGAGTTTGCACAAGACCAAAAAACCTTATTATTACAAGTTCTAGACAGATACATTGCTAAACTAGAAAAAGACGATATAGAATCATCAAATTTATATGGAAAAGTAGGACAACAACTATACGCGTCTTATGTAAAGAATCCATATAAATACTTAGTAGAGATTCAATTAAAAACTGATAACCTAGAATCAGGGTCTTCTAGTTTACCGATCGCAAATGAACTGAGAAAAGTTTTTTCAGCTTCTGGAAAAGAATTAGAAAATATATTATCAGGATCTCCAAGACTGGGTAGAAAACTGTTGGAGTCCAAAGGCTCTCCTTCATATTTAGAAATATTAACACAAGAATTGGTATCTATTTTAAAAACTGGAAAATCTGCAAATACTACTTATAGTCTACCTAAAAGAAAAGTAGCAGACAGGCCTTTAAAGGTGGTCAACAAATCCAATAAAGCCGATATAGCAAAACTCAAAAGTCTTAAAGCAAAGATAAAGAGTTCAAAAAAAATACAGGTCCCTACATCCTTGTTAGGGCTGGAGAATAAAACCTTAACTAACCTAAATTCACTTATGATGTTGATCAACAGTGACTTACACGATCAAATCAAGAAAAACATGGGCACCGGAAATCGAACAGACGTATTGAACTATCGCACCGGCAGGTTTGCTAACTCAGTAAAAGTAGAACGACTGAGTGAGAGCCGTCAGGGCATGATAACAGCTTTCTACAGTTACATGAAAAACCCATACGCAACCTTCTCACAAGGCGGTCGCCAACAATATCCTCGTTCCCGCGATCCTAAAACCCTGATCTCTAAATCAATCAGGGAAATCGCCCAAACCATGGTAACCAATCAATTGAGGGCCGTCAATGTCTAAGAGAACTTCAATAGTAAAAGCCCTGTGTGAGAAGTTGAAAACCATAAACGGAACGGGCCCCTACAAGACAAATCTTAATGATTGCGCATACCCCAAACTGGTATTCTGGGACGAGACGAACAACTTTCCCTCGGTCTACGTAACCCCCGGAAGTGAGATGCGGGAATACCTTCCCAGCGACTTTACCTGGGGATACTTGGGGATTGCAATCAAACTGTACTGCAAAGGCGACGATAGCCAAGAACAGTTGGAAGCTCTATTAGAAGATGTAGAGCTCTGCGTGGACAGCAACCGAGTATTGGTTTATGACGAAGCTGCCGGACTTGAAACCACAGAGATCTTGATAACCAGCATAACCACAGACGAGGGTTTGCTTGCTCCGTACGCAGTCGGAGAAATAAATCTACAAGTCCGGTACCAGGTCATGTAGAATCAGTGTTCTAGTCATCAACAACAGATAAATGTCTAGTTAAGGTGACAACAACACATAGCCTTAAAGGAAAAATTATGGCAGTTAATCTAATTAGAGGTGCTAGAGTATTCTTTACTACAGCACTAGACGGAAACAACAGAATCGCCCCAGCTACAGCCCGCTCTGCCGCTGACACATTCGAACTACAACCTCTAGACGGTATGAGCTTTAGCCAAAATACCACTCTAGATACAGTTACTTTAAATGAGGCTGGCAGCACACCTAGCCGCGGCCAGAGAAGCTTTGCAACTGCTCTAGAAGCAGGTGATTGGAGTATTTCTACCTATGTACGTCCCAAGATGTTTGAAGGCGGAGCAGTAGCTGCTGGTCTTGACATTGGTGACTTTGTGCGACCCGAAGAAGCCTGCCTGTGGAATGCTATGTTTGGTTATACCAACGTAGACTTGAGCAGTGCTTCCGCTCTTACAACTACAGCTGGACAAGCATACACCGAAACAGCCGCGCCAAACGGCACTACTGTTCCTTCAGCTCAAGTCCGTCTAACACAGAGTAACAGAAATCAATTGCTACGTTTTGGCTTGATTATTGTGTTTGACGACACAACTGTGTTGCTACACAACTGTGTTATTGACCAAGCCTCAGTTGACTTTGGTATCGATCAAATTGGTACTATTGCTTGGACAGGCAAAGTTGCAGAAATTGAAGTTTCTACAACCACAACAACAGCAACAACCACTGGTACCAGTCCCACTTTATCAGGTAGTTTTGGTGGCCTACTGAGTGGTACCTATAAGCCCAAAGATGCCACATGTAAGTACATCACAAACCGTTTGAGTACTGTAGAATTGGCATCTACAGATGCCAAGTACGGTCAAAGTGCTGTTACTTATACCTTTGCTATTACTGGTGGCAATATTACTTTTGCCAACAACGTTACTTACCTAACACCAGCAGTAATGGGCACAGTTAACAAGCCTATTGACTATTTCGTAGGTACCAGAGCTGTGAGCGGCAGTTTAACAGCCTATCTGAGAACCGGTAGTACAAACACCGCGCAACTATTGAGTACTCTGCTTACACAGGCCAATACCTTTGACCAAAACCAATTTACAGTCAAACTCGGTATGGGCGGAAGCGTGGCAGTTCCTACTTCTACAACCATGGAAAACAAGGTAATCTTTGAACTACCATCAGCCATGTTGCAGATTCCTCAGATCAGTACAGAGCAGGTAATTTCTACTAGCATTAACTTTACAGCTCAAGGCGCAGCCTCCGGAACCTATGATATTGAGCAAAACAACGAAGCTACTATTACTTACTACTCCTCTCCAGCAGTTTAATGTTTAACCTAGGGCTGAGCAAACCGCTCAGCCCTTCAACAAGAAGGTAAAGATGTCAATTACTAGTATTAAAACTCTTATTGTACCAAACAAGACAGTGGAAACTGAGTTTCCTGGCTTGATGGGCTTTAAAATCAAACTGTGTTTTTTGAGTCGTGAGACACTGACCAGTATCCGCAAGAAGAGCACCAAAACTGTGTTCAAAAATCGTCAGACAACAGAAGATTTTGACGAAGACGTATTCCTACAATTGTACGTTCAAAACACAATCAAGGGCTGGACTGGCCTAACACTGGCACACTTGTCAACGCTTCTTCCCATTGAGTTGGGCGACCAAGATCCCCAAACTCTGGTAGACTTCTCTGATGAGAACGCGTTGAGTTTGATGAAGAACAGCTCAAACTTTGATAGTTTTATTACCGAACAGGTCACAGATCTGGGAAACTTTTAAATGACCAGAACCACATCATTTCTAACTCCATAAAGAGTTACTTTCAAAACTCCAGTATTGGCATGACAAAAGCTCAATACTATGAAATGTGCGAAATGATGGGCCACGAACCTGTAGATGAAGACGTTCCAGTAGAGGTAAGCGACTTTCCACTAGAAGTACAAACTGCATTTGAAGTGTATCAAGTGTTGCAAGACTGTTGGGAGGGTATGAGTGGAACCTACATGGGAAAAAGTTTGACTGGTCTCAGAGACGTATTTGACATATTTGAAATCGAAAATCAAGACAGAAAAACTGTGTTAGAGCTCATCAACCTTATTGATCGCGAAAGAATGGCAACCTATGAGGCCAAGCGCAAACAAGAAGAGAGCCTGAAATCGAAAAAAAGCCCACCTTAATGGTGGGCTTTTTGTTTTTTGGTTTGACAGCCACTTGCCTACATGGTATAATTAGAGCTACTTAACGGGTCACCTATTTTTTCGTGGTCCTCAGGGAGAGACTATGGCAGATGTAAATATTTCAATGATGCTTGCCGATCAAGGCAACTCGGTCAAAAAGAAAACAGGCGACGTAAAAGAACTCAATGGTGAATTAACAAAAAGCCAGAAACTAGCCCGTAGTGCTTTTAGCGGCAGTACTGGCACAGCTGTGCCTGGTCAACAAATGGAAGACTATAATCGCGGCAGGGGGGCCATAGGTACTGGCGCTGCAGGTCGCGATTTTGCTAACCAAGCCCAAGGGCTTGGTGGTTTGGTTCGCGTATACGCTACATTTGCAGCCAACCTTTTCGCAGTTAGCGCGGCTTTTAATGCCCTAAAGAATGCAGCAGATACTACCAACCTGATCAAGGGCTTGGAGCAATTGGGCGTAGCCAGTGGCGTCAATTTACCAAAAGTAGCTAAAGAACTAGCCGCTGTTAGTGACGGGGCTATCTCTCTAAGAGATGCTATGACAGCCACTGCTCAGGCGAGCAGTGCAGGTATGAGTGCTGAAAATATTAAAAGAATGGGTGAAGTAGCACGCAATGCAGCCCAAGCTCTTGGTGTAGATATGTCTAATGCCTTGGACAGATTGAGCAGAGGTATTACAAAACTAGAGCCAGAACTATTGGACGAAATCGGTATTTTTACCAGAACAGAACAAGCATCTATAGACTATGCTAGAGCACTTGGTAAAAGTGTTGGCGCGTTGACCAGTTTTGAAAAACGTCAAGCATTTGCCAACGCAGTGTTGGCTGAAGGTGAAGAAAAGTTTGGAGCTATTGCCCTACAAACCAACCCCTACAATAAATTATTGGCTAGCCTAAAGAATCTTACGCAAGAAGGATTAGAACTGGTAAATAAAGTACTGGGTCCTCTTATTGATGGCTTATCCAAAAGCCCTGTGGCACTGGGTGCAGCCATAGCAGGAATAGCTGCCCTTCTACTAAAACAGGCGATTCCTGCCCTTACTCAGTGGCGAACAGAATTGAGTGAAGGTGTTGAGCGTGCCAGTGCGTCAGCAGCTCAAAATTTAGAGTACTTTAGAAACTACCAACAAGATATTGCCCAAACAGCTGCACGAAACATCAATGAATCTGTAAAAAATCAGGTAGCGGTAGCAGGCACTGCTTGGGAGGGACTACGAAAGGAAACTCGTCAAGGTGTACTGAGCAGCAACAGAGAGCTAAAAAGCATACTAAAAGCAGACTTAGAAGACACTTCCAAAGATAGTTTGCAAAGGTTAGACAAATTAAAACAACAATACGAAAAGGCCGCCAGCGTAAAACCTGGCCAAGATGCCTCCCCGGCAAAACAAGCAGCACAAGCCAGAATGCTGGAATTTTCAAGAATAGAACCTGAACTTAGAAAAGCCATCGCCGCACAGCAGGATTACAATAAAGCAGTGGCCGCCGCAACCCCTACCAGTTTAACAGTACAGGGAAGTTTACTACAAAGAATTGCCAACAACGCAGAATTAGCCGAAAGAAAAATGAGAATACTGGCCAATGCAGCAGATAATGCTGCATTTAGCGGGCCTATATCTGCAATGAGGAGTATGAATGCATCAATAGCAAAGCTATCTCCGTCAATTGGATTTGTATCCAGAGAGATGTTGAGGTTAAGAGCTACTGTGACTATTGCGGCCGTGGCCGTTAGCACTCTTACTTCAGCTTTTGGAAACTTGCTTGGAGTTATAGGTATAATAACAGGCGTAGGTATGTTATTAAACTCTGTGTTCAGTAAAAACGAAGACGAAGCTGCCAAAGCCACTAAAAGTATTGACGATTTAAAAAGTAGTGGAGATAATCTTGACAGGGTTTTGGAAAGCATTAGTAAGAAAACCCCATTACAACAACTGTCAAGTCAAAGCATCGCAGCTTCGGCTGTTGCAATGGGTGACCTAACCAGTGCAATTAATCAAGCCATCAAAGATACCGATGCTTCAATAGCTGCCAGAAGTTGGTGGGATAGCTTTACCAATGCCCTATTTTCTTTTGCAGGCAAAAGCGATGAACAAGTACTAGAAAAAACAATTACTAAACAACTCAACAAGATACTAAAAGCCGCAAGTTCTTCAATTGATGCCGCAGCTGTAAGAAAAGATCTAGTCAAAGCCCTAGGATTAAAAGAAGGGGCTGGCGATCAAGATATCATTAAAGCATTTACAACAGATGTTAAAACAGCTGGTCCTGAGCTACAAAAGCTAATGGACAGATTTAAGAGTTCAGCTCAAAGCGGAAAAGCTTTCTCAGATAACTTAAAAGAGTTACAAAAAACTTTTCAGGACATGACCAACGAACTGTTACCAAAAGGCAAGATTGTAGATGCAGTAAATCAAAGCACATCAGCTTACTCAGACTTGTCTAAACTATTGGACGGCCCAGTCACTGTAAGTTTAGCAGCAATGAACGACTTGTTAAACAATACTCAAGCACTTTCTATGCTGCCGCCAGACGCTCGTCAAACCCTGATAGCAGTAATACCTGAGATAAATAACTTAACAAATAGCATGGCCAATAATCAATTGGCCATCAGTAACTCTACTATGGCTCTGCAAAGCTATAATACAGAGCTTGAGGAAATAGCTAAAAAAGAAGCTGGAAGAAAAGTATCTTCACAAAGATCTTTAGGCTCTCAACTAGATCCAAGAACAGAATTTAGATCTGGACTTGAGGGTAGAAAAGCAGAACTACAGACTGCAGCAAGTGCGGCTTCCACAGCGATATCAGACGCACAATTGCGAGTTGCAAAAGATACTAGACTTGTAGAAAGTTATAAAGAAACTTTTAGGGTCGCTACTGAAGCAGGCTTTAAGGCTAATGCCGCCCTAATAGAAAATATCTTTAAAACCTCTGCAGAAAAGGCTCGAATTGAATTAGAACAAAAAGCATTATCTAATTTACCTGAAACCTCTGCAGTAATATCAAGGCAAGGAGACCTACAAAAGCGCCAAATAGACTTGGATACTCGAAGCCAGATAGTACAAGCAAGATTAATTATAACACAAGAAAAAACAAACACACAGCTTGAGCTATTAAGACTTACTATTGAAAAAGATATACTCATTAGAGACGCTAAAACAGATGCTCAAATTGAGGCTAGAAAGCCTCTTCTTGATGCTATTGAATTGAGAAGGCTAAGTCTTGCAGGAAGAGAAGAAGGTTTAACACAAATAGAAATGGGTAGAGGCCTTAGTAAGGAAGTTATTGCAAAAATGGGTCCAGGAGATGCGTCTCGTGTACAACAACTCTCCGGCTCCTTTAGAGATATTGTAAATGCTGGAGAGCGCCGCAAGGAGCAAGTAGACTTAGACACTAGTGTCAGAGCCATCAAGGCCAGTTTTACCAGAGC